GCCTCAGCGATCCGGCATCATCGCGCGCAGCCGCTCCAGATCGCCCGCGTCCAAGCCAGCCTCCGGCCCTTCCTCGCCCCGCGCCGCCTTCAGCACGGCCGCCAGTTCCGCAGGCGTCGCGCGCCAGAACTCGTCGGGCCGCCACCCCAGCAGCCAGCCCGCGATCCCCGCCAACGCCGCCGCCCGCTCCGCAAGCCGCATCGCCGCGCTCATTTGCCCGTCAATATCTGCTGCAATATGGTCCGCAGCACCGGCGTCACCTTCGCCAGCCCCAGCGCCAGAATCGCCTCGCCCAGCGCTTCGCGCGTCAGCCCACCGCTGCGATCCGTCAGGCAATGCCAGAACAGCGCCGCCATATCGCCCAGCGACAGCTTCCCGTCCGCCGCCCGCTCGACCAGGTCGAACAGCGGCCCCACTTCCTCCTCCGCCGCCACCAGCGCGGCAAAGCTGGGGCGCAGCGTCAGCACCTGCCCGCCCAGTTCCAGCGCGGCCTCGCCCCGCGCCGCGTTCGCCGCCGCGCTCATTGCGACACCACCGGGCCGGAGCTTTCCAGGCTCAGCGCATAGTTGCGCTCGCCATTATAATCGCCCGCATAGTCGAGCCGCGTGACCAGGAATCGCCCCCGCATCCGCTCGCCGCTTTCAAAGCTCAACTCATATTCTTCGATGGTGCCCGACAGGGCATGATTGCGGATACGCACCTCCGCCGCAGATCCGGTGAAGATGCCCGCCGCCGACACGCTGACCGACCGCACGCCCGCGCCGGAAAGCAACTCGCGCCAGCCCCCGCTATCCTTGCTGGTGACGTTCACCGCCTCGCCATTGACGGATAATTGCGTGGTCCGCATCCCCGCTACCGTTGCGTAGCTTGCCGGGCTGCCGCCATCGCCGACCTTGAGTAGAAACGCACTTCCTTTTTCGACGCCCATGGCGCATTCTCCTTTTCGTTAACCCGTGCCAGAATCAGGCTGTGGAGAGTTCCGATGTTTGTTGCAGTTCCCCTGGTGATGATGCTTGCCGCCGCGCCTGCGGCCGACCCCGTCGGCGCGGGACGCAAGGCTTATTCCCAATGCCTTTCGGCCCAGATACAGCCCTCCCTCGAAAAGAAGCTGGCGCTGGGCGATTTCCAGTCCGCGCTAAAGGCGAAATGCGGCGACAAGGAAGCCGCCTTCCGCGCCGCCATCGTGGCGGACGACAAGTCCAGCGGCATGTCGGAGCAGGAAGCCCAATCCGACGCCAACGATCAGGTGTCGGAATATATGGACAAGATCACCGCCGAATATGAGGACTATCTCAGCCCGGCCTGACGCGATCGATCGCCGCCGAGTCCTCTTTCCTCCGTCATCCCGGCGAAAGCTGGGATGACGGAGGTTGGATGACCGCAACCGGCCGAAAACCATCACCGCATCGGGACTCCCTCACCCCGCCTCCCGCACCACGCGCAGCCGATAGTCCGCGATTGCGCGCCAGCCGCGCTCCCGCCCCGCCTGCCGGGCGATGCGGGACCGCAGCAGTTGCGCGGTGACGATCCGCAAGCCGCCCCCCGCCTCCGCCATCCCGCTGACGACAGCGTCGACCCGCGCGAGCAGCGGCGCGATGCGCGCGGGCGTCTCGCCCATGTCATGCAGGCTGATCGACAGCCGCACCTCGCGTCCCTCGATCCCCTTGGCGCCCCAATCCGCGCCCTGGCATTCCTCCACCACGGCATAGGGAGCCGCCGCCCGATCAGGCGCGCCGTCGAACAGGCCGTTCAGCCCGTCCATCAGCACCATATCCCCCTTCAACGCCGCGATCATGGCGGCGCGCGCCGCTATTTCCGCGCTCATGCCCTGCCCCTCCCCGCTTCGCGCAGCGCCGGATCATCCATCCAGCGCGCCATCAGCCCGCGTCCCGACGCCCGGACGATCTCGCCGTCCACCCGCACCGACGCCACGCCCGCCTCGCCCATCGCCTCGACGACCGCGCCCCGCCTCCGCGCCGCGCCCGCTTCCGCCAGGGCGGTCATGCGCCTTTGCAACGCCCCCTTCATGCCAGCCGCATCCGCCGCCATGGCCGCCAGAGCGCGCTCACCACCGCCGGCGGCGCCGCGCCTTCTCCGCTGCGCGCCGCATAATGGTCCGCCGCCAGCCGCACGATCCCCTGCCGGATCGCCTCGGGCAGGCCGTTCATGTCCTCCGCCATGCCCGCCCGGTAACGCACCCAAAGCCGCCGCCCGTCGCTCACGGCCCTCGTCCGCACCCAGGCTTCGCCCGATGCGTCGATGTCGATCGCATAGCGCTCCGGCGGCAACGCCTCCTCCCCTCCCGCCCCATCGACCGCCCGAACATCCAATATGGCCGCCACCGGCCGCGCCGACAGGCGTTGCCAGCGGCCATCGCCGGAAACCGTCTCACGCGCTTCCCGCACGATCAGCCATTGCCCGATAAACCCTTCGCACAGCGCCGCCGCGCTCCGCAGCAGCCCGGCCAGCACCGCATCCTCATCGCTCATCGCTATCCGCAGATAGGCTTTGAGTTCCGCCAGCGAAGCCGCCAGCGCGCCCGCTTCCCCTTGCGCCGTCATCATCGTTCCTCCACCCGGACATGGATCGACCGTTCATCCTCCTGCCCGTCGGACAAGGTGACGCGGTTGGTCACGCAATAGAGCCGCCCCACCACGCCGCCGCTCAGCCGCACGCTGGTCCTCCGCTCCTCGAAGGCGTCCGCCTCCACTGCTATGCCGCCCGCCTCGCCGGGGCCGACATGCCATGCGCTGGCGATCACATGCTGACCGGCCAGATAGGCCGACCAGTCGATTTCATGGTCGATCCGCGCCTGCGGATCCTTGAGATAGAGGTTCATCTTATCCTGTTCCCTCCCGCCGCTTCGGGTCTTGTGGCGCCTGCCCTGCCATCCATGCGTTGCGTCTGGCCGGGCCGCGTTCCCGCCAGCCAGCTCCCCGGCCAGGCCAATGGCGCGCGCGCCGCGCCCGGATCGCCGATCGGCAACGCGCCCAGCGCCTCACCCTCCATCGCCGCCGCCTCCGCTCAGTTGGGCGAGCGCCGTCTCGATCCCCGCGATCCGCCTGCGCTGCCACGCCGCTTCCAGCGCCAGGCATTCCTCGTAACGCAGCCCCCATCGGTCCCCGGCGTCCCGGCCGGGGCGAAGGATATTCCCTTCTTCGTCGCGTTCCTCCGCCTCGGCCTCCCAGCTATCGAAGCAGACCAGCCCCAGACGCACGGCCTCCCCTTCGCCCATGCGCGCGTCGATCGCGTCGCGGACCTGCTGCGCGATCAGGCCGACATGCCAGCGCGCATCCTCTCCCTTCTGCGCGAAGGCATCGGCAAAGCGGAACCGCCGCCATGCCACATCGCCCCATGCGTCGATCAGCGCGTCGGGGATGTCCTGCGCATCCTGTTTCTCCCGCGCGTCGGACGTGTTGATCGCGCCGGTGCCGGCATAGACCACGGACCAGCGGTTGGTGGCGGAACCCAGCGTGTAGCTATTGTTGGCGGCGGGGCGGAAGCCATCGTCCCCCACCCGCACCCGCACGCTTCGATTGGTCGCGCCCATGGCGGTGGTGGCCAGGGCGATCTCGGTGCCAAAGCCGCCGCTGGAATAATCCTCCGTCGCATAGGCATAGATCGCCGCGGCGCCGCCGGTGAACCCGTTCGTCACGGACTGATATCCGCCAAGATAAATCCCGCCCAATACGTCGGAAGCGTTGACATGGGCGGGCGCTCCGCTGGTGCCGCGCGCCCGGCGCATGAGGACCCCGGCCCCGCTGCCCGCCGTGGCGGAATGGCGGTGGAAATAGGGGTCGCCCGTCGTCACCACGCCAAAGCTGTCGAAAACCGCGCTCCCGCCGCCGATCGCCACCGCGCCCGCATCCTGCGTCGCCATGCTGCCCAGCCCCAGATTGGCCCGCGCCTGCGCGGCGGTGGAAGCGCCCGTCCCGCCATCCGCAACGGCCAGATCGTCTATGCCGCTGATCCTTCCGCCGCCGATCCGCGCATCATCGCTGACGATGGAGGCCGCATGAAGCGCCGACCAGCGCCGCGAAGGACCGC